CATGCGTGTGAACAGAATCATGCAGATTGGTGATCTTTAAACACCATATGGGCCACGGTTTTAATCCAGACCATCGCTCGTTTATATTGGATTACAGAACTAACACAATTAACAGCTAAAAACGGCATTCAGGCCGATTCACAGCAGATGCTGACTGATCCAGTCGACACTGCTCTTTTTCAGACTCCAACCATGAGTTTTGGCGAGGTCGGTACAACTACCGAACAGTCAACCTCTGGATACGCGTCTTCTGCTCACGGGGTGGGCCATTTCGAAAATACGAGAGTATTAGAAAGAATGGTTCGTCTTACAGAGTTGACGTGGAGTACGACTTCTAGTGGATTTCTTTATTCCACAGATATTAACCAAAAACTCGAACAGATAGTGCGAAATCAGAATATTTTATCACAGTTCGAGTTTATGAGATCTGGTATTGAGGTTACGATACGACTCAATACGAATCAGTTCTATTATGGCGCTTTAGGCGTCGTTTTATTTCCTTTTGGAGGTCTTTCAACTGGAGCGAGGGTCGATGAACTTATGGTTCTTGATCCTAGTATCATTTCGGCGTCATCGGCCGAGTCCGTGGTTAAAACATACAAGTATTGTTATCCTAATGCTTGGATGGAGGTGAACAACGTTGATGCATCGGAGTATCCTGTTATACTCCATATCGAAGTTTTAGCCCCTTTAACCTCGGTTAGTTCCAATATGCCCGATTCCATAAATGTTCAAGTATGGGCTAGGTTTATTGATGTAGAGCTATCTTATCCTACTAATGATTCTCTTACCTTTTTAAAGAGAAGGAGATTTAGAGCTGAGTCTAAGTCTTTTCCTTCTGTTCGTTTTCCGAAGAAAGGGAAAGGAAATCATCCCGCTATGGATAGCGATTCGGGAGTCAATTCGATTGACGGTGTTATAAGAGCCGTTGAGTCAGTGACAATAGGAGATGCTATCAGCGAAGTTAAGTCGCTGGCCTCTTTCGTTACTGAGAATTGGGGGTCTGTTGTCG